AGAACTAGCCGCCGCAGTTGATACAAACCATGTGAACGAGGGCGCAGACTACTCATATGTCAATCCAACGGCTACAACTAGACTGTCAAATGTCCATCAGATTGCCGCGCAAGCCGCGTCTGTCTCTGGCACGCTCGACGCCGTAGACAAGGCAGGCCGCGACAAAGAGACCGCATACGTCAAGGTGCTCAAGGGCATCGAACAGCGCCGCGACATTGACAAGTCGCTGTTTAAAAATGAAGCCAAGTCGGCTTCCGACCCGCGCAAGACCGGCAAGATTCTGTCGTACTTGACGAATCTCGTTGTTGAAGGCGCAACGACCACGCCGACCGGAGACGGCACCGACGTTTCCGACATGGCTGGAACAAATGCTGCGCTGTCACTTGCGAAGATCGACAGTGCGATGAAACTCGCATATGACGACGGCGGCCAGCCCGACATGCTGGTTGTCTCGCCTGCCAACAAGGTTGCGTTTTCCGATCTGTCTAGCGGCAGCGCGGTAACCAACCAGTTGCATATGACGGCGAATGCTCCGCAGGACGCCATCATAATCGGCAGCGTTTCGATGTATCTTACCGACTTCGGAACTTTGAACGTCGTCATCGACCGCAACGCCGCGAACACTGAAGTCCTGTTGATGGATTCCGACTATTACAGCATCGGACATCTTCCGGGCCGCATGTTCTCGGTCAGCGATGTGGCTCCGACCGGCGATGCGACGAAGTTCAGCATCGTCTCGGAATATTGCCTCATCATGAAGGCTCCGAAAGCTAGCGCAGCCGTTGTCGATCTTTCGACCACGTAAGCACGGCAACCATAACTAAGGGAGAGGGGAGGCTTCGGCCTCCCCTTTTCGTGCATGAAGAAATTACTAAGCCAGTCACCTGGAAAGCGGACTTACGCGCAGTGGGAAGGCGACGACATGAGCGTCGTCACCGAGCAAGAGGTGACGCCGATCCTTGAGCAAAACAAAATTTTCCAGAACGAGTGGAAGCCCGGCGATTACATGACCGGGTCGAAGCACACACACAAGGTCGCGGAGTTTCCGGCAGTCTTGTACTACGACCTCGTCAAAAAACTCGGCGAACCGCAAAAAAATCCACAGGGCTGGAAACGCTGGTTGAACGATCCGGAAAACAGATTTTTTAGAACGACAGGCGGTAAGCTGTAATGGCTATAACGACCTACACAGAGTTGAAAACGGCGGTCGATAATTTTCTCGCGCGCACCGATTTACAAAACCGCGCGCCAGAATTCATTGCTCTCGCCGAAGCGCGAATGAACCGCGAAATTGAGACGCGCAGTCAAGAGAAGCGCATCACGGCTTCCCTGGTTGCGGGCGACGAATATGTTTCACTGCCCAACGACGTGCGCCGCATTCGTCACGTGCGACTGAACACTTCGCCGATCACAAATCTGTCGTTCATGACGCCGCTCGCAATCGACAGGGCGCACTCTGCGACAGGTCAGGCAAAGCCGCAGAACTACAGCGTCATCGGCACCGAGATTTATTTCCGGCCTATTCCCGACGACGCTTACACCGCAGAGATTGCGTATGTCGCGAGCATCGACGCGCTGTCCGACAGCGTTGCGACGAACAACATTTTGACGCGCCACCCCGACATTTATTTGCATGGCGCGCTGGCAGAAGCCTTCGGCTTCCTGATGGACCCGCAGCGCCGCGCACAGCATGACGCGCTTTTCTTGCAAGGGTTAAAGGACATTCAAGACGATGAGGACCGCGCCCGTTTCGCAGGCGGCGCACTGTCAATGACGACAGACTATGGAGAGCTTACATGAGCGCAATGAGCGATTTTTTAGAATTGGAAGTGCTAGACCATGTTCTGGGAACCGGCAGCTACACGATGCCGACGACCGTTCGCATCGGTCTTTCGACCGGCAGCTTCGGTGACGATAACAGCGGTACAGAATTGAGCGGCAACGGTTACGCCCGTCAGGCGATCACGTTTGCCGCCGCATCGAGCGGCAGCGCTGCAACAAATGCAACGGTGACTTTTCCGACCGCGACGGGTTCCTGGGGGAGCGTGTCGCATTATGGGATTTTTGACGCGGCCAGCGGCGGCAACCTTTTAATCCACGGCGCATTCGCTTCGGCGAAGACAATCGGAACCGGTGACGTTTTCCGCATCAACAGCGGCGACTTAACGGTGACCGCCGCCTAACATGGCTGAAATTGTCGGACCAAATTTAGACCAACTCGACAATTGGTCTAGCAGTCTTGATGCGCTGCCGTATTCGCTGGACAACAGCATCTGGAACACGGCTGCGCTGCGCGAGGGTAGCGCTGCCGCGCCGCTTGCTCTTACAACGAGCGCAAGCGCTGGACTAACCGCATCAGCGTCAGCAGCGGCGTCGATTGCCTTCACGGCATCGGCGAGCGCGGTCACGGTTAAGGATGCCAGCGCCAGTGCATCGATTGCCTTAACGGCGTCCGCGAGTGCTGTGAAAGTTGTTGACGCTTCAGCGACGGCATCGATTGCGCTGACAACGAACACGCCATCGATTGCCCTTGTTGTCGATGGGAGTGCAACCCCTTCGGCAATCGCACTTACAACGTCCGCAAGCAGCGCGATCATCGCTGTCAGCAGCGCGACCGCGCCCCTAGCAATGACAGCAAGCGCAACGAGTGAAAAGCTGGGCGAAAGCTGGAGCGAAACCGCGGCTGGCGGTGAGACCTGGACCGAGGTTTCTGTTGGTTCAGAAACGTGGGCGCCAGTTGCTGCGGGCGGTGAGACTTGGAGGTTGGCAGCGTGATAAATTTCGGCGAATGGACGCCAGATCAACCAGCGTTTGAAAACGCGGGCGCGACCGAAGCAAAGAACGTCATTCCGGCGGTCAAGGGGTATCGCTGCCTGAAAGACATCTCGCCGGTTAGCGGGGCAGCGACGAACGATATCTTGGGAATGTTTGCCGGGAAAGATGACGACGGAAATACCGCTCTATATGTCGGCGACAGTGGCAAGCTCTATAAATTCAACGCAGCAGATAGCAGCTTGACCGATAAATCCAAGGGCGGCGGTTACAGCACGTCCGCCGACAACGTCTGGCGCTTTGTTCAGTTTGGCGAAACGCTGCTGGCAACGAACCTCAGCGACAATATCCAGACGGCGACAGTCGGTACGGCAAGCGCGTTCGCTGATTTAAGCGGGACGCCGCCGAAAGCTAAATTCATCGCCGTCGTCCGCGACCAAGTTATGACCGGCTTCACGAATGACGGAACGGATGGCACGAAGCCCTACCGCCTTTGGTGGAGCGGCATCAATGATGCGACAAGCTGGACAAGCGGCACCAACCTGTCCGACTACCAGGACATCGCCGACCTTGGCGACTGCACCGGATTGGTCGGCGGCGAATACGCAATCGGATTGTTTGAGAAAGGCATCGTTCGCGGTCAGTTCGTCGGCGCGCCGCTGATATATCAATTCGACAAGATTCACACCTCTCGCGGCTGCGCCGTTCCCGGCAGTGTCGCCAGCGTAGGACCGGAACAAGTATTTTTTCTTAGCGACGACGGCTTTTATATGTTGCGCGGAAGCGAGCTAGTTCCCATTGGGGCTGAAAAGGTAAACAACTATTTCTTCAAACGTCTGAAGACTGTAGACCGCGAGAACATGCGGGCGGCGGTCGATCCGCTTCAGCAAATCGTGATTTGGGCGTTCCCGTCGGTCGATAGTGCTGATGGAAGCAATGACGAGTTAATCATCTACAACTATTTCCTCAACCGCTGGAGCCGCGCGGTTGTAAGTTGCGACGCACTAGCGCCGCTGTTCACGGCGGGCTACACCCTGGAGCAACTCGACAACATCAACAGCAGCATCGATGCGCTGCCGGCATCGCTTGACGACAACGTCTTCATGGGCGGAACCTTCTTCTTCGCCGCGGCGAAAGATAAAAAGGTGCAAAGCTTCACCGGCACTTGCCTGTCAGCGACGATAGATACCGGAGAGTTTCAAGTGACGGCGGGTCGTCGCTCTTTGGTTAATACCGTTATTCCCTACGTGGAGGGCGGCAGCGTAGCGCCGACGATCAGCGCTAGTATCGGCAGCCGGTCGTTGCAGCATGAAGCTGTCACGTTCGGCACGGCGTCAACGGTTAACAGCGAAGGCTTTTGCCCCGTCCGCGCAGAGGGTCGTTTTCACCGTGTGCGCGTCAACATTGTAAACGACTGGACGCAGGCGCAGGGCATCGACGTTGACGCGCAAGCAACAGGTCTCCGCTAATGCCGACGACGAGCTTTCGCGGCATCACGGCAATGAGCGACCAGCGCGAGAATGCCGAGGTCGTTAACAACATTTTGCAGGGTAAATTAAACGCAACGGCGTCGGTGACTTTGACAAATAGCGCAACGTCAACGGCAGTGACCGATTACCGCGTTGGTGCCGAAAGCGTCATCTTGTTCATGCCGACGACCAGCGACGGCGCGAGTGAATTAGCAGCGGGCGGCATGTATGTCAGCGCCCGCGCGAAAAACACGTTTACGATTACGCACTCGAACAACACGACGACACGCTCTTTCGATTATGTCGTCATTGGTTAACGACTGGCCGCTGGCGCT